ACCAGCCACACAACTAAGAGTTGACATTATCAATTTTTCTAAAATGGTTGCCGTTGAAGCAAATGGTTTGTTTCATATACAGCACATGCCATACTTTCAAAGTACAGAAAAAGATTTTCACTCGCAAGTCTTCAGAGATGTTTACAAAGAACATCTACTTGAAAAAAACGGATTCCACGTAATAGAGATATACGAAAAAAATTTACCACTTACAGAAAAGTGGTTTATTAAAACTTTTGGTGAGGGTATATTAGATTAGATGAATATAGAAGACTTTCCAATTTCAAACAGAACAAAGAATACTCTTAAAAAAGCTGGGTATTCGACTGAGCTAGATTTCAAGGAAATCTTTTTAGAAGACTTGGAGTCTATTGATGGTTTTGGTAACAAAGGTATTGTAGAAATTAGAGATTATCTTTATTCTAAGTTTGGCATAGTTGTCAAGCATAAACCTAAAGAAAAGAAGATTAATAATTTCAAAGAGACTCAATGTATCGTTAACAAATTTCTAAATCACTGCGATAACATATTTTGGCCACGAGAAATTAAGATGGCTAAAACACTTATAGACCTTCATGGATACCAAACCCTTTTAAGAGTGAAACCTTTGACAAAGGTAAATACTTTAAGTTTTTACTTGACAGCAAATGGTAAAAAATACATAACTCAATTTTTACCTGCAATTCAAATTCAAGAAGGTGGTGTATCTAGAAACAAGCCTATAGAAGAAGAGAAGGAAGAAGTTGTTATTATCAACTCTCCTGAACATAAACCAAAATCTATTCGCGACTTTTTCAAAATATGACTTATAATAAAATTGCGACACCGCAAGAACAAGAGAGGGCTTGTCTAGCCTGTTTCTTGTCATTTCCTCATTACTTAGCAGATTATAATGGGATTCTTAAAAGCTCCCACTTCGATAATAAAGTCCATGCCGCTATCTATACCGCCATGTCTATTGTTTACTCTTCATCGAGTAATACAGACCCAATATTGATCTCTGAAAAATTAATTTCCATTGGTCTTACTCATTATGAAGGTCTAAGTATGATGGATTACTTAGAGACTCTATCTCAAATAAGTATTAAAGAATCCTCTCTGATTTATTATATCGGGAACATAATTAAATATGACTATGCTCGCAGAGCAGATAAAACATTTGACGAGTGTAAACTAGAAGTTAGGGCAAATATTGAAAAGCCTTTGCCAGAGTTAGCTGGGTTAATAGAAACATCTCTAAAAAAAGCCGGAACAGAAAACATTGCTGATGAAGAAGATGCAATTGACGTTTTCGGAATTATGCAGGACACAGTATTATCGTGGGGAGAAGAGCAAAAACCAATTAGCTTAAAAACTCCATTTCCAATTTTCAATCATTTGTACGGTGGCCCAAGTTTTGGAGATCTATTTGTTTTCTCTGCTGGACCTAAAGTTGGTAAGAGTACACTTGTTAACTATCTTGCTTATGAGATAGCTGGACTTCCAGAGAACAACTGTAAAGTTCTAATTCTAGATACAGAGCTAGAAACAAAGAGAATCTTGTCAAGAAATTTATCTTCTCTGTCCGGTGTTAATGAGTACAAGATTAAGACGGGTAGGTTTACTAGCAATATATCAGAAAAGAATAAAGTCTACACGGCTTTAAATGCCCTTGATAAATACAAAGGCCGAGTTCACCACAAGTATATTGCTAACAAATCTATTGATGAGGTAATTTCATTTGCTCGCCGCTGGTACGCAAAAAATGTCAGAGATGGAGAAAACTGTCTCATCGTTTATGATTATTTAAAATCTACCCAAGAAAATATCAAAGACGCTTTTCAAAGCTATGAAATTCTTGGTGTCAAAACTGACAAACTTAAAAAGTTAATGTCAGAACTTCCAAGGACGGCAGGTATCACAGCCGTTCAGGTAAATAGAAGTGGAGGCACAGCGATGTCTTCTCAAATTGAGTGGCACTGTTCAAATTTATACAGATTAGAAAAGAAGACCCCTGAAGAGATAACAGAGCATGGCAAAGATTTCGGTACTCACAAACTAATTGAAGTACGAGCCCGTGTGCAGGGAGAAGGAGCTTTAGGAGCAGACAACTATATTAAAAAGGTTACAGTTGAAGGAGAAGAGTACGTTGATAATTTTATTAACTTTAAAATCGAAAATTTTGGTGTCACAGAATGCGGCAGCGCGGTAGATATATATAACAAACAATTGGAAACAATCGACATCTCGTCAAACAAAGGTAAACTCTGGATATAATGGTAAAAGCTATTTTAGAGAAAATGGGTTATAAGCCCGAGAGCCAAGGCAGTTCTAACTGGCTTAGAATGAATGCTTTGTATCGCAATTCGAATACACTATCTTTGGCTGTTAACAAAGAAACCGGCTGGTACACAGACTTTGTTACTGGTCAAAACGGCCCATTATTTAAACTTGTCATGTTGACTCTTGGAGTTTCAGAAGAGGATGCTAGGAATTATCTTTTTGGAACCTTTAAAGGGGAAGTAGAGAAAGAACAAAAAGACGATAATGAGATAGAGCAAACCAATTATTTTTGCGATAAGTTTTTGGAAGACCTTCTTCCATCTTACGGTTTTTATTTAAATAGAGGAATTTCGAGAGAAACGCTTATAGAATTTCAGTCAGGTGTTAAAACTTATGGCAAGTTAAACAATAGATTTGTTTTCCCAATTTTTGACACTAATAAAAAAATCATAGGAGTGGCCGGTCGAGATTTATTTCCAGAGTCTGAAAGACCCAAGTGGAAAATCCTAGGAGTAAAAAATAAATTTGTATATCCTCACCACTTAGCTCTACCATTTATAGAAGAGTCTCAGCAGGTGGTTTTAGTTGAGAGTATAGGTGACGCTTTATCTCTATACGAAAACGGAGTCAAGAATGTTTTGGTTGTTTTCGGTCTCTCAGTTTCGAAATCTATTATCTTGTTTCTGATTAGGTGTAATATACAAGAGGTTGTGTTAGCTTTAAACAACGATAAAGACAATGAAGAAAACAGGGGCTTGATAGCCGCTGAAAAAAATAAAGAAAAGTTATCTAAGTTTTTCAAAAAAGATAATATCCGAATATGTCCACCATTTAAAAAAGATTTTGGAGAAATGTCTCCTGACGAAATAAGCAAGTGGGCTATCGAAAACAAAATTAAACAAAACAAAATATAATCATATGCTAGATATTAAAAAAGAGAACAAGCTATCAGAAGATTTCGTAGCTTTAGTTAAAGAAAAAATTGAATCTGGCGTTCCAGAAACAGAGATTAGAAAATTTGTGAGAGATCATTTAGCCTTAGGTAAAACTAGAGGAAATGAAGTTTACAACGAAATTAAGCGTGGACTTAAAAATGCAGATGAGCATGGACTTAAATTCATTTCTGATAAATATGTCTACAACTCTAATACTGATACCTATGTAATTAATATCAAAAGCAAGAAATCACCGCTATGTATTTCTGGTGCTAAACACAGGGCTATCTGTAGAGCATATTCCGCTTGGTCTGATGATTTAACTGCAAACGATATATGTGTTAAATTTTCCTTAACTCCTGAAATTTTCTCTGAGTACAGAAAAATCTTTAACCTCTCTAAAGATAGAGAACCTCTTAGCGTAGAAGAAGTCGTAGGTAATACTGTAGATGATAGTGTTGCCTCTATTCTTGAAGAGAAGCGTTACAAAATTTATCAAGGGTATGAGAAAGAACTTTGGAGAGATACTCAGGCAAAGGCTGATAAATGGGACGATCTAAATGCAAAAACTTTAGATACACTGCGCTTAGCTTTGGATGGGTGGTCTCCACCAAACGCGAGTAAAAAGCTAAAGCTTAAAAACGCAAAACAAGGTTTAACTTTTGTTGCTTCATTGTCTGATAATCATATAGGCGAAATTTTTAGAAATGATGAAGCTTACCATGGCAAAGACTTTAACAGCGAGATTGCCTGCGAGATAGTAGATAAATATTCTGAAAACATAGTCGATACTGTTGAGTCTAGAGCAGAATCATTCTCTAAGTGCGTTGTTGTTGTAACTGGTGACTTTTTACATTCTTGTGTTGATGGTCATACTAGAAAGGGTACTCATTTACATAGCGACAAAGTTAATGAGGACATGTTTATTCTTGGTATGAACAGTCTAACAAGGTTTATTCAAAATATGTCTGATGTTTTTCCAAGCGTTACAGTCATTGTTCAAAAAGGAAATCACGACAGCTTCGTATTAACTTATATGGCTATAGCTGTTGAGAAATACTTTTCAAATAATCCTAATATAGATTTTATTATTTCTAATGCTTGGGCTTCATTTTATAGGCTAAACAACATTGCTATGATTATTACTCACGGCGGTCATGACACACTTAAGAAGGCTCTTGATCCAGTTGGTATTAAGCTGAAATCATTTATTCAAGAGTTGTTTTTACAAAAAGCAGAAGCGATGGTTGGCTGCACTCAGCGAATAGTTTTGAGTGGTCACAAGCACGCTTACAACCAATCTGATATGGGTTCCTTTGAGTTTTACTGTTTAGGTTCTAGTGTTAAGGGAGATAATTATGCAGATGCTCATGGTTTATATCACCAGCCTAGACAGAACTGTCTCATACTAGATGAAAACAAAGTTCTAGAAACTTTGCACTACTACTTATAAAATGAAATATATTTTATCTTTACTTGCTATGGGTCAACTAGCTTTGGCCCAAGATAGTCTTGTTGATGCTGAAATGGATGTTTTGTGGGACCCAAATCCAGAAACTTATTTGGCTGGCTATGTTGTAGAAATTAAAGAAAATAAGGAAAACGGCAGGTCCTTTAGATGGGATGTTGGTCTTCCATCTCAAAAAAACTGTTTAGGAAAACAAGTTGTTTTCTATACCTTACCCGAGCGTTTGTCTTTAGGAAGTTGGACATCTTACGTATTTGCTTATGGAACGGACGGTCAAACAAGTGAACCATCCGATCCTTTAAACATAAATGTAAGGTTGGTCTCTTCTGATTTTTCTTATGATCAAATTAATTGGATTGCTCAAAAATACTACGTGATTACTGATAGCGATAAGGAGCAAATATGTGGACCAGAAAATGCTCCAAAGATTTATTTATCAAATACACCCAAATATTTTAGACACTCTTTTATTGACGACGGAGTGCCAACTACTACAACAGGTGAAGCCTCTCAGATTGGTGCTGGGTATTTAAATTGGAATATTCCACATATAGAAAGTAAGATAATAGAGTACAAAATTTACAAAATTGAAAACTCTCAAAAAACATATATTACATCAGTTTTTCCTCCAAACATTTTTTATCAGGTTAATGAAGCTGGTTCATATGTTGTTACATCTATTAATGCCGAAAATTTGGAGAGCGAAAATAGCAATGTTATAGAAGCATTTATACCAATATTACAAAAACCTTCTAATTTAAGAATCTCTAAATAATGACTTTACCTCGCTTATCTGCATCAAAAATTAAAAGCTATGCTTCCTGTAGTTATCTAGCTTATCTAAAGTATAATTGCGGCCTACCATCTTCTGGAAACACTGGTTCAAGACTGGGTAGTGTAACTCACTCTATCTT